ATTACAAACTTAGGCTCACCGTAGGCTTGTGTATCTGCATCATCAGCATTCTCACTATCTCTATAGAAACGTTTCCAATCTGCAAGATTTAAAAACTTTAAACCATGTGAAACGTATGGAGCTGATTCGCCTGATACATTTATTGTTGTGATATAAAAATCATCCCAGTCTATTGAACCGTAATCACTTGCTATATTAGAACTTCCTGCTTTTAACAAGTACCATCGTGTACCTGCTGAAGTCTCAACAGTTACATTTCCATAGAAAGGGTCGGTTGCACCACTTAACCCTGCTGAAAAGAAAGGTAGTTGTGGTTCTTGATTTGCAATATCAAAAATAGATTTATTGACTGCATCCTTGACAAACTGTTGTAGACCTACAGCACTTGCAAAGTTTGCAGAGGTCAGAGGTATTTCGTTGAGTTCTCTAAGAACTTCATTAGTTATGTCAAGATATGTTGTAGCCATTATTTTTTGCCTTTAGCTTTTTTCTTTGCAGTTTTACTTAGCTCACCAAAATGAAAAAGTCTTACACTTGTTTTGGTATGAGTTTTATTTGTATGTAACTGACCATTAGGCATTTTGTGCATGTTACCTTTCCATTCAGTTCCATCTCTTTTATAATGTTTTACACCTTTACCCATGATTAATTAGCTTTTGCTTTAGGCATTTCGCCATGTGAGTACATTCCACCTTCGTTGTACATTAAACGACCCATATTAGCTTTTTTTCTTTTAGGCATTTTACCATACATCATTGGTTGACGAGCATTGCCACCTTCAGCCATTTTTTTCTTTTTCTTTTTATCCATGCTGTAGTACATTATTTTCTTTCTCCAATTTTTTTAGTTTTTTCAATATAGCTACCAACAGTTAAGCTTTCGTTGTAGCCTACCATTTCTTTACACTTCTCTTCTTTTTCTTCAATTGAATTATAGTTAGAGATGTTTCCACTTGGTTGTCTTTGTTGACCTTTTTGTTCTTCCATTTTATTTCCTATAAAAAGTGGAGGAGTCCGAAGACTCCCCCGATTGACACTTAGTCAATACCGTAGAAAGCTGATACTAAAGCTTCACCTCTAAGTACTTTCGCACCGTAAACGTGAAGACCTCTAACGATATCACCAAAACTTGAAGGGTCACGAAGAACCTCAGTTGAGACGATAGTTTGAGCAGTAGCAGTAGATGAAATATGTCCACCTAAACATTTACCAGCAGCATTAGATGTTGCAGCAATGTTGTTAGATTTGTACATATCAAATCCTCTTAGTTTTCCACTTGATACTAAACCATTTCTGATTGAACCTTGACCTGCGTTAAAGTCAACAGATAGTAATTTAGATGAAGCTTGACCTAGAACTTCGTAGAAGTCAGGACCAGCAACGAACCAACGACCTTCTTCAGGTACGTTTTGCTCGTCTAATAGTCTTGCCATTCTAGCTAGAACATCAATTGGGTCATGCTCACTGGAACCAAATCCAATGTCTAAGTTACCAGTTCCGTCAAAAGTTCCGGCAGCTAAATCAGTAGCGTTGTCAGCACCTAGCACGTGGTCAGGTGAAGAACTTGAAACACCACTGAACATGGTTGCAATCACAGCAGCATCAAAAGAATCTTTTAATGCATAAGCAGCAGATGAAGAAGCTACTTCTTTAAAGTTGACGTGTGACATTTTAGTTTCAATATCATCTACGATGAATTTGAAAGCTTTAGCACTGTCAACAACCAAAGTAAGTTCTTGGTCTGTTAGCTTAGTTGCTGTTGTATCGCTACCTCTTGTGTAATCTGACACAGAGATAACGGGTTCTTTGATAATCTTTACAGAGTCTCCAAAAGCAGATATTTCACCAGTATAATCGGTGTTTGTAATAGCTTCTACAACCGAAGACTTTCTGAAAAAGTTTAAAACCTTTTTAGAATAAATCGAAGGTAGGAAGAAACTATTAGCCTGTCCACTTACGGAGTTAGCAAAGTTAGCATTGGTATCGGTTGAAGGTTCAAAATATTGAGCCATGATACTTTCTCCTATAGTTTAAAATTAATAATTATTTTGCTATTCTGCCTTCAGACATTGCTTGACTTATTTCCTCTTCGTACTTGTCAAACTCATCCATCGACATATTAGCAATCTCCTTTTCAGTCCAAACTTTCTCGCCTTTAGGTTCAACAGCAGTAGTTTTAGTTGAAACCAAATCAGCAGCAGATTTTTTAGACTGTTTAGAACGTGACTTCTTAGGTTCAACATCCATGCCAATATCACGCTTAAATAAATCTAAAGCTCTTGAAGCTAGGTCAGCATCGTCAGCATTTGAGTATATCCAATCTTGAATAGACTTAGGCTGTTCTTTTGCCCACCCATGAAAATCATCACTGTTTCTGATATCTTCAAAATCAGGATGCTTATCCATCAATCGCTTTTCAGCATCTTTACGAACTAACTCTTTTTCACGTTCTTGTAGTCTTTCAAGTTTCTCTTTTAAGTCTTTAGATTTCTCTTCAGCCTGTAAATGTGAAACAGTTTCTACAACTTCGTAAACATCAGGATACTCTTTTCTAAACTGTTCTATTTCTTCAGCAGATTTAGGAGCTTTGTAGGTTTGTCTATTTTTAGTAGCTTCTTCTATTAACTCTTGTTCTCTACTTCTAAATTCATTTAGTTTTGAGTCATAATGCTTTTTCAAGTCATCGTAACGTTTTTTATAGTCAGGTCGTTTATAAGGTTGGTCTTTAGGACTTTCCTCTTGAACTTCCTGTTCTACTTCTTGTTCAGGTTGCTTTGTTTTTGCTTTAGGTTTGTCAAAATACATTCCAGTTGCATCTTCAAAACTTTCCTCAACACCATCATGCCATGATTTTTTCATATTATAAGGATTGGCATTTTCCTCTTGTTGTACTTCAGTAGTCATATTCTTTTCTCCTACTAAGGGCTTTTTTTAACAAGGTAGCTGCGATGTGCACTTGCAGGGCTTGTCTTGTAAAGGTAGCCTTTCGGTTTATAAAATGATAAGGTGCTTATGACAAAGGTAGCCTTATCTCCTTTTTTAGCTTTGGACGTGTCTTCCTTCTCGATTGTCTAAAAGAAGTTTAGTATTAATAGCTTTTGCTATTTCATCTTCATCTTCTAAACCTTTCATAGAATCAACTGTTTCTTTAACAATACGAACTGGTGGTTCTTTTTGTTCTTCCACAGGTAATACTACTCTTTCTTCTTCAGGGTCACCCCCATTAGCCATTCCTTGTCTTTTATCTGCTTTCATTTCTGCATCTTTCATCATTCGCATCAATTCATCAGCTCCGATTTCTTTTACAGCTTTTGCAGTAAAGACAAACTCTCCATCAGATAACCGTGCAGGTATACTGTCAGAGACTCCTGTGCCCGGACCTTCAACAGGTCCTGACCCAGCAAATTCTGAAGCAACTTCTATTACTTTATCAAATACCATAGATAGTTGCTCATCTTGTTCTAGTTTTGACATTAGCATATCCTCTTCTTCTTCGGTCAATGCTTCGTCAAGTATAAAATCTATATAGTTATCTTCCATCTCTTCGTCAGATTCCATTAACTTAGACATTTGATTGTCTACGTTACCACCATCTGCAAAATACCCCATATCATTTCTTACTTCCTCAGGAAGATTAGGAAGTCCTTTATTATCTTCGGGTATTGGTTTTAATTTTGATTTTGGTCCACCATCTTTGGCTTGTACTCTGCCACCTGCATTAAACTCATCCATTAAATCGTCTAATGCATCTTCTTTTTCTTTATCAGTCATTGGTCGCATTTCTTTTTCTAAATCAGTTTCCTTATCATTTTTAATAAGTTTTGATTTAGGTGCTTTATCAAAAGCTAATCCTGAATAAGCTCTAGTAAATTCTTGAACATCTGCTTCAGGATATCCAGCTTGTTTTAACATTTGATTTGCTTGAGCAATAGTTATATCGCCTTCTTCTAGCATTCTAGCAGCATCATTATAATCAAAGTATCTTGTATTATCAATAGAATCAACAGGTTCTTTTGCTAATCTTTTTTGATGCTTTGAAATTAATTTATTAGTAAGTTTAGATAAAAGTTTTGCAGCTCCACCTATTCTATATTTTTCTCTTTCGTCATTTAATAAACTCATTATTCTTTCCTGTTAAGAGCCTCTTTAACCTGCTCCGGTAGCTGCTCCAATCGTACCACTGAATTCACTCTCCCCTGCAACCGGTACATTTCCGATTCCGATGTTGCCACCACCAGTGCCTGTAGGTCCAAGTTCTTGAGGTTGAGCAGGTGTTCCTGCAAGACTTCCCATACCTCCGG